CGCTCTCTGCTGGCCGGGTTCAAAGGGGCCGTCGCTCCGGTACTGCAGATCTTCAACGACCTGGCCGTCGTGGGCTCAGAATTCTTCGGTCCGTTCGGCCTACGCGTTGCGTCTGCTACCCAGCGCTGGGCGGAGTTCATTCGGCAAGCCCGCATGACCGGAGAGCTAAGCAAGTTCATCCGGGACGCCCTCATCTCCGGCGGTGTGCTGGTGCGTATGTTCCAGGACCTCGGAGGCGTGGTCGCCGGTGTTTTCCGGGCTATGCAGGACGGCGGGCAGGCTACTCTAGGCACCCTCGGCAGGATTGTTGGCAACCTTCACCAGTTCGTTGACAGCGTCGAGGGGCAGACCGCCCTGAAGGCATTCTTTGCAGGAATCAGGGATATTGCCGACGCCATCAACCCGGCCCTCCGTGAGGTCATCATCAGCCTCGGGAGGGTCGCTCCCATCGTCGGTAAGCTGGCTCAGGCACTCGGTCCGTCATTGCAGGCAGTTATTCGCAGCCTGGCTGACGCTCTCGAGGAGATGGCACCGGGTTTCCTGGCGTTCGGCGAGGCTCTGGCTGAGGGCCTGATGCAGATCGCTCCAGGTTTGAGGCCGGTCGGTAGGGCGATCGGAGAGCTACTCGGTGCTCTATCTCCGCTCCTGCCGATGCTGGGCTCTGTCGGTGCTGCCTTCGGACAGATCGTTGGTGTCGTGGGTAGGGCGCTGGCTCCGGTCATCTATACGATCGCCTCTGCGCTCGCCGACACCCTGGCCCCGATCCTACCTGTTATCGTCGAAAACTTCCGGCGCTTCGGTGCAGCGATCGCACCTGTTCTGGATGAGCTGGGTGTGGGGCTCGTCAACGCTCTCGATGCCCTGGCCCCGCATCTACCCCAGCTCGCGACGTCGTTCGGAAATCTGGCGTTGGCGTTCGCTGACCTGTTGGTGGCGCTCTCCCCGGTACTCCCGGCGGTCGGGACGCTGGCTGGCATCCTGGCGGGCACATTCGCACAGGCCGTCTCGTACGCTGTCGACGCACTGACGTGGCTGGTCGCTGGCCTGGCGAAGATCTCCCGGGCCACGGAGCCGTTCCGAGCTGCTATGGCGACGATCGTCAATGCGATCCGCAGCCCGGCCAACATCGTGCCCAGTGTGGTTGCTGCGGTGGCCGCTGCGTTCCAGACGATGAACCGGACCGTCATCAAGGTCGGCACTTCTATCGCCAACGGCATTCGAGGCGCCTGGAACGCTGTCAGATCGGTAACCCTGTCAGCATGGAACGCAATCAAGAGCGCAACGTCTGCTGCGTGGAACGCCGTGAGGTCCACCGTCCGGTCGGCGTGGGACTCGGTGAGGACCACCGTGTCGTCAGCTATCCGTAACGTCGTCTCGCTGGTGAGGTCTCTGCCTCAGAGGGCGGCGTCAGCGCTCGCAGGTATCGGCTCTAGGCTGGTGGGGTCCGGTAGGGCACTGATCCAGGGCTTCATCAACGGCATCAGACAGAAGATCGGAGACCTGCGGCGGGCGGTCCAAGAGGCCGTCTCCGTGGCGCGGAATTTCTTCCCGTTCTCCCCCGCAAAGGAGGGCCCGTTCTCGGGTCGAGGCTGGGTTATCTACTCCGGCCGCGCAGTGAGCACGGACTTCGCTAAAGGTATCAAGCAACGGCAAGACCATGTTGTCCGGGCCGTGAAGAGTATGACTCAGGCCGCCCGGGATGCGGGTGAGGATCTGGGTCCGTCGTTGAAGGACGACCTGCTCGGTACGGCTAGAGGCCGGCTGAGTTCGCTGACGGCATCAGGCCCGAGGCTGCCCGGTCTTGGGGCTGCTCATCCCCCGACTCCGACGCCAGCAACGAATGTCTTCCAGTTCAACGCTCGGACTGTCGATGTCGAGGAACACCACATTGTGCCGCTCGTCAATACCGCCTTGCTGCGGTCTAGGGTAGGGAGTGTGATCTAGTATGCCACTTCTCGTACGGAGTAGTTCGGTTACTCCGCCCTCTCCCCCACCCGGCGGCGGCCCTGTGCCTCCTGCTGTTGGAGTGACGTGGTACGCGCCGGACGGGACGGCATGGGACCTCATGAATGAAGGCAACGCCGCCGGCCTGGTGGTACCCCTCGAGGGTATTATCGGGCTGGGGGCTGCCCCCCGTGAGCTCTACCGGCAGGACCTGCATACAGGAGGGTCGGCTGCGCGCTGGTCGTACATGGCCGAGCGGATTATCACGTTGCCGATCCTCCTGTACGACCGCGACCCGAACTCTTTGTCCTCTCGCAGGCGGGAGCTCATCCGGGCGTTCACTCAGACGACTCCGACTGCCGGTGTACCTAGGCCGGGACGCTTGCGGATCACTCGGGCTGACGGCAACTGGCGTGAGATCTACGCCTACTACCTCGATGGGCTGGAGTCGTTCGCCCAGCACCCCTTGCGGAGCGAGATCGAGGGCGTGGTGCAGCTGCTGGCTACAGACCCGCGCTGGTACGGAGAGCAAACCGTCGCAGCAGAATTTGCCACGACCGAGGGCCGCAATTATCTCGACCCCTACGAGACAGTATCGCCTACGGCTGCCTTGGGCTCTCAGGTCATCCAGGTCATGGGCGACCTGCCCGCGTCCCCAGTGTGGACGATCACGGGCCCGGCGGAAGTTGTCAGTGTGAAGCCCACGGACGGGTTTGGTTGGCAGCTTAACGGCGTGGCGCCGGGCGAGCAGGTCGTCATTGACGTCGAACGGAAAACAGTGCGCAGCTCGACCCTGGGCAACCGTATCGGCAGCCTGACATGGCCGGGCGCCATCCTGTTTGAGCTGGAGCCTGGAGAGTTCTCGATCGACCTGGAGATCACTGGCGGCTCCCCTGGGGTTAGCTCGATTCGCCTGGAGTATCGGCCGAGATGGGAGAGTGAGTGATGGCAGCTGAGACATGGAGCCTGCTGGCTCGCTCTCCCGAGCTACAGGTCATGGGGTACCTCGAGGGGTGGGAGCTCGACCTGACTATGAGGGCTAATGAGGTTGGATCGTGGTCCCTCACGGTACCGGTCGAGCACACCCCCGAGGGCTGGCCTGCCCCCGACTGCGGCCTGGTCATCATGCGCGGCACTAAGGTTGTCGCTAGCGGGCAGATCGAGACCGTCAAGTACAGCTGGTCGTCGCAGCAGGGCGCGGGTGTCTACGAGATCACTGGTGACACTGACCTCGCACGGATCGCCTACCGAGTCGTCTACCCTGACTGGGACGCGCAGTGGGAGGACCAGGCTGTCGCCTACTACACCGACCCAGGCATTACCAAGGCGGAGCAACTGATCCGGCGCCTCGTTAACCGCCAGTGCGGGCCAATCTCCCTCCCTAACCGCAGGGTATACGGCCTCAACTCTGGACCGGTGGCAGGCATCGGAGCCGACACAACCATTAAAGAGCGGTTCGGCAACCTGCTCGATGTTGTCCGGAGACTCGCGCTCGACGGCGGAAACCTTATCGTCGACATCCGAGACACCCTCGCTGGGCAGCTCTACCTCGATATCCGATACCCCCAGGATCTGTCTCAGGTTGCGGTGTTCGGCCCGGAAATCGGCAACGTCACCGAACTGGAGATGGAGTGGACCGCCCCCGTGGCTACCGCCGCGCTCCTGGCAGCCCAGGGCGATAAGGAGGAGCGGGTCCTGCGGGAGTACACCACCCAAGGTACCCGCCGTGAGGAGTTCGTCGACGCCCGGATCATCCCCGATGACGAGGGTGCAGAGCTCGAGTACGCAAAGGCAGCCGAGGAGGTGTTGGTGCGGGGCGCTGAGCAGTACACCGTGTCAGCCACCATCATTGACACCGACGATGTGCAGTGGTGGAGGGACTACCGGCCGGGCGACATCGTGTCAATCTCAACCCCCTATGGCGTGGTCACCGATCTCGTGCGCGAGTCTCGGATCAAGGTCAACGCTCATGGTCATGCGGACGTTCAGTCGATCGTTGGCACCATTGAGGCCACGTCAGGAGGCCCACTGGTTAAGACCCTCCGTTCGGCGCTCAGAAGAATTTCTCAACTAGAAAGGGCACAGTGATGGATATTTGGCCCTACTCAGGCCGCGAAAACGGTCGAGTCACTGATGCCGAGCATGGGTTGCTGTGGTCGCCCATCGCTGACGGCATCCTTCCCGGAGAGGGGTCCACGGCACTCGAAACCACGGTCAGCGGCTCGACCTGGACCACACAGCCAGGCCGTATTCACATCAACGGTCGCGTGCTACACATCGACGAGGTTCAGTCTGGTCCGGTGCCTGCTGCTGCGTCGGCGACCAGGTACGTGACTATCGCTGCGTACGTCGACACCACGCAGTCCCCGTGGACCTACGGTGTCCGGCCGGTGCTGGGTGTCGTTGGTGGTGGGCCGCCTAGCCTCCCGAAGCCCACGGGCGCGTATGAAGTCCCTCTGATGACGTTCACGGTGGCAGCTACAGGTGCTGTGACGGTTCGCTCGGACGACCGAGTGTTCCTCGACAAGGCCGGCAAGCCTATGGTCACCGGATGGCGCAACCTTTCATTGGTGGGTGCGTTCACCTCTGGGTCTGTGACTCCTCAGTACCGGCTCACGTTCGACGGAAAGCGCCTTGAGTTCCGTGGGCAGATCCGTCGCAACGACGGCGGGCAGATCACCGGAGCGGCTAACGGCTCGACCTTGGCGACTTTCCCCAGCCAGTACGGCCCGAACGTGACCGGGTGGATGGCTACGGGAGCGTCGCTGACCGGTACAGGCACGGCGGGTGCTGTCAGGGTCGACGTGACACCGGGCGGACAACTCGTTTTGTGGACGCAGGACACCCCTACGTGGGTTTCCATCGACGGCGGAGTCTGGAGGGACTGACATGGCACGGTATGAGTTCGGTGGTGTGATGGCTTCGTGGGTTGTCACGACCGCCCAGAACGAGGATGTTTACGGCGGCGCTACTGCAGTGGTGCTGCCCACCGAGGACATTGTGCTCGACATCCGCGACGCTCCGGACGGAACCGCAGTGACGGACTTCCTCGACGAAAACGGGGAGGCTACCAGCACGATCACGGTGCAGGCTGGCGACCCGTACCTCCCGTACGTCCAGGGACCGGAAGG